TAATTAGCAACTAGATTTAGCTTACCTCTTCTTATACCATGCTTTCCTTGGAATAGACCTACCTCAGTACCTTGTCTAGCTAGGAAACCCATCCAGTCATTCCATTGCTTAACTAAAGACTTACCTTCAACATCATCAAAGGTCTTACCTTTCTCAACAGCTTCTAAAAAGATAATACCTCTGTTACCTGGGAATCGTTTAGTGATTCTATCACCTAAGGATTGACCTAATACTTCTACATTCTTAGCATAGACAGATAAACCTTCGTGAGCTTTAGCAGCCTGAAGTCTAGCCTTAGCTAACTCTTGAGATACTTGTACTTCATTTAGCTTTCTGTAAGCTTTAGGTCCAGCTAAGGTAGCTAAGGCAGCAGTCGCAGCTACATACTTAGCATCTTCTTCACCTGACAAACTGTAGGCAGCTAAAGCAGCACCTAAAGATGTACTAGCTTTATGTTTCTCTAAGAAATCAACGATTTGACTATTAGGTAATTGAGGTGGTACAGTCTCTTCTTGTTTTAAACCTCTAAGTTTCTCGTCATAATCTGGAGGAAAGTATTCTTTACCTTCGTTGTACATACCTATTTGTTTATCGGCAGTTACAACAGACTTATCAGCAGAGGCTACTTGTTGTTCTTTAAAGGTTCTATTCAATTCCTCAAAAGCCATTTGATTAGCTTCTAGTTCTTTATTGTAAGAACCTGGTCTTTTAAACAACGCATCGTTAGGATGAGCAGAGAATGTCCTACCTTCTACATTCTGTATGACATGAGCTTTCTCATGAGCTAGTTGAAAGACATCATAAGTTGATTTATCTTGTAAGTATTTGAGGTCATTAATAGAAGTACCAGCTAGAGTACCTTTACCTACTTCAGATAGCTCCTTAGCATTTAATTCTTGTTGTAATCTTTTAAAGGTAGCTTCAGTTTCCTTCTCACCCCAGATGATAGTGTTCTTACCATCTTGGTATCGATTGAAAGCACCTTTACCGTCCTTATCTGCCAGTGAGATACCTGCTTGTTTAGCTTCTGCTCTATTCATAATAGTATAATTAGCAGCAGTCAGTTGAGGGAACAACCTCTTATCATGCTCAGCCATCAAAGATTCAGAGAACTTAGTTATTCTTTCTCTTTCAGCTTTATCTACTAAAGTATCTACAACCTCACTTACAGACATATCTCCCATAGGAGTATCTTTACTAGCCTTGGATATTTTAGTTCCTGCTTTAACAGCTTGTTCAGGTATAACACCTTTAGCAAACACACCTAAAGTACCTAAGATACCGAAGGCAGCACCAAACTCAGTACCAGCTTTAACATCTTGCCATTTAACTTTACCTTCATTAAGCTTAGAGTAACCAGCTTCATAAGCTCCACCACCTACAGCACCCATACCTATAGGAGTAGCTACCTTAGCTAAACCTCTTAAAGCTTTAGGTTGAATGTTATTCAGTTTATTAACAACAGTTGCAAAAGCAGAAGCACCTTTAGCAGTCTTAGCAGTTAAACCTAACCAAGCTAATACAGATAGAGGAGCATCTTTCAGTATCTCACCTATAACAATACCAGTAGCATACTTAGGATTCTTCTTAACACCGTCAATGAACTCTAGAATACCAGCTTCGTCATCACCGACACTCCACCTATCTGTAAAAGAGTTACCCTCTACATCCATAGGAGCATCTAAATCTCCATTGAAGTTATCATTGACATAAGCTAAGTCATCAACCAAGACACTCTTACGTTTAACTAGCTCTTTAACTGTAGATAACTCATCAGAAGTTAAACCCCTGACTTCGTTTAGCTGTCTAAAAGCTTCAATAGTCTCATCTAACTTAGCCATACCGTAGTTAGCTGAGGTTCTTTTAATGAATAACTCTTTCTCTTGGTCTTCAGGTAATGCTTGAGATAAGAATAGACCAGATAAACCAGAGGTAAACCAAGAACCGAAGTCCTCGTGTTCTCCGACAATACCTTCATAGACACCTTGTTCTTCACCACCATAATAAGCGTGATTGACTAGGTTCTCTGCTCGGGTGACGTTGTAGTCGTTAGTAGGTTGTCTGCTGACTATGCTCATTAGTTACCTAATAAATTGTATTCACTGTAGTCATAACCCTTAGGGCTGACATTCTTCATAAACCACATCATAGGGTTCTTATTAAACTGCACTAACTCTTTAGGATTCTTCGAGAAGTGTTGATGAGCAGAAGATGTTAGGATACTACCGTTCCCTAAGAAATCTCTTAAAGCATCTAATTTATTCTCTTTAGAACGCTCAGTCTTAGTCATATCGTACTCAGATTTATCTGAACCTTGTACATCAATAGTAGAGAAAGTATTACTTAGGATACCTTTTAAATCCTCAGCTGCTTGAGCTATAGGAGGGTTTAGAACTTTATCTAAAGCACTAGCTTCTGGGTCAACTTGAGTAATCCCTGGTGTCTCTTGAGTACCTAAAGGAATAAACTGACTATTATCAGGAGTAACTACATGACCAGTAGCTACAGGAGCATTAGGAGTACCTTGCCTAGCAGGTAAATTAAATACATCCTGTCCTGCTGTAGTCAACGTAGCTCTCTTCTCAATAGGGTTGTACTTATTCTGGTTTACGTAACTATCTCTCTTAAACTTGATAGTGTTTGCTAAGACATCGTGGTTCAGACCCTTAGTATGCCCTGCTGCTTTATTAGCAGTAGATAGATACTGCTTAGCTTTTTGAATACTATCTATCCCAGCGATACCTTTCTCATCTTCAGGATACAAACCTGTTAAGAAGTATTTAATATCTTTAGCTTCTTCATTGAACTTGTAGTTAGACTTTAGTTGAGGAATACGTTTAGCAGCTTCCCTGTCCTCTAGTTTCATCTGAAGAGATTTATGCTGGATATCTACCTGTTGAGCATAAGCTTTACCTTTCAATGATTCTACATCGTATTCTTGGAATTGTTTACTGAACTCTTTATGAGCATCTGGACTGATACCTTGTAACTGATTTAAGAAACTCTGTCTTCCTTCTGAACTCTCTAAATCAGAGCTAGCCATTAAAGCTTTAACCGCTTCTTCTTCGTTCTGCATCCCAAGCATACCTCGTACGCCTGTACCGACCATACCTATTGTAGGTGCTAGGTCTTCTTTACCTAAGTAGAACATTCCTTCTGATGTAAATGCCATCTTTATCTCCTTATCCTAATGGACCAAAACCAGCCATCGGTGATGTACCATATAACATACCACCAGTAGAACCTGAGGTCATTGAAGTACCGAAAGTAGGGAAAGAACCCGAACCTAAGAAACCTCCAGCTGAGGGTTGATTAACTAAACCTTTAAACTGACCAGCTAAACTTCCGTAGATATTAGATTGACTAGCAGCTCTAGCTTGAGCAGCAGCACTTTGCATCTTACCAGCAGCTCCAGCAATAGAGCTTAAGCCAGTACCGATACCTCTACCAGTCTCAGCATACTTCTGTGGTAACTGACCGATAGTCTCAGCCATACCTAAATCTGTAGCAGCTCTACCTCTGTAAGTATCAATCATACCTTGAGCTTTATCTAAGCCAGCGTACTGAGCTTGTAAGTCTTGCATAGATTGAGCTTCACGTAGAGCTTCTATACGACTAGCACCGCCAGTTGAACCCAGCATACCTTGAGCTAGTAATCTATTCTCTTGAGCTAATCTATCTTTCTCTTGCTCAGGAGCATATAAAGCTTTCTGCATCTCGTAGAACTTCTGTCCAGCAGCCATAGGGTCTGCTTCCATTCCTTCTATGAACTCACGCTGTCTACCAGCCCCAGCCATAGCAAGGTCGTACTCGCTTTGCCAAGGTTGAGACAAGCTCATATCAAGCTGTCTACCTTCTTCATCGTATTGAGCTTCACCGAAAGCACCTTTAACGTCCCAAGGTAGAGACCTCTTATAAGCTAAATCAGCCGCTTCTACAGCTGCTTCCTCAGCTCTACGTGCTGATTTCCTCTGTTTACTTGCACCTAAAGCTCCTATCGCAGCTGATGCTAACATAGTCCAACTCATAATCGTTCTCCTTTAATTTGTTTCATTACGCTGTCCGTTTCCACATATACACTACGATATATGGTTGTAAGTTATTGTGTGCTGCCCCACCACCTACTGAACTAGTATCTGTAGATGAAGTGTAATTGCTTGATAAGTGGTCTAAGCTGTCACCTGAAGCTACTGTTGTAGCTAAACTATTATCAACTAAGACTGCAGTACCTGCCTCAAACCTCACATTACTAGCATGTTTATGGGAAGGCATCTCATTAGTAGTTAGAGTATGAGTCTCACTACCACCAGTCGCACCTGCTGTATCAAAAGTACCTGAAGAAGCCTTACCTACTACCACCTGCCCTTCACCGAAGGCGACCCAAGTACCTAAACCTAATGTAGTACCAGGGTTTGTAGCTAGTGTAGATGTGTACAAAGAGCCAATAGGATAAATAGCTCCTATAATAGCTAATTGAGTAGCGTGTCCTGTGGTTGCTGTAGTTATAGCTCCAGTAACATAAGCTGTACTTGCAGCTACTGTAGTATTAGAGCTAGAAGATTCAGTCGTTACTGAGAAAGCTTCAGTAGCCGAACCATTAAGATTAGCTTTAGTATTAACTGCCGTCTGTACAGCTGTAAACTCTGTGTTAAAGTCTGAGCCAGAGATTACCTTAGCTGGGTCTGAATCCGATAAAGCATCCTTACCGCTCCAGTTTACTGATATAGTATAGTTACTCATCGTATTTTTCCTTGTTTATATAATAAAGTCATATCTTGCAATGAAGCTACATAACCGTTCGTTTCAGCAGCCATCTCAATCTGTAGATGTTTAGCACTACCTGTTAATGGGATGTTGTATTCCTTCAAACCATACACAGGTGTGTACTTAGCGTCACCCCATAATGAAGTAGAAGCCCCGAATAAAGCTACAGTACCAGTAGAAGCTGGGTTCAACTGGAATGATTGTGTCTTACTAGGTGTTTGACTGAAGTCTTTGTACCACTTAACACCAATGTTAGTACCTGCACCACCGCTGATAATAGCCTTCATCTTCTTCAATAGAGAAGCTACAACTGAATCACCTAGGTCAATCCACGTTGTACCGAATGAACCAGTATAAGAATGTGAAGTATGAACAGAACTACCTGAGTAATCCTTATCAAAGTAACCTTCGTAGGTAGCAATAGAACCTTTCTGCTGCCCTAGTAAGAAACCTTGCGTATCTGTGTAAGCTAAACAAGAAGGTCCTCTATCTGCATCAAACGACCAAGTAGTCACTCTAGGAGCCTGAGCTGGAGTTATATGCTTCATATCAAAGACATAGGTAATGTTCAAATCAACGAATGATAGGATGAACACACCTTCGTTCTCGACATAAACAGCTTTAACATTAGAGCTTTGTGAAATGTTTCTAATCAGAGTATCTTTAATGTTGACAGATAAGTCAGTTAAAGGAAGCTTATCTTTCTCAGTAGTTCTAAGTAAAGACCTGAGACCAGTATTAGATAAGAACAATAAGTCATCACCTACAGCTTGTACTGAGTCTCTAGATACACAACCGACACCTCTAACAACTTCATCTAGGACCATAGCTGTAGGGTCACTAGGATTAGTGTAGATAACAATATTCTTCTTACCGAAGATAACTAACTTACCGTAGAAAGGAGTGATAGCTACAATCTCATCAGTACCCCATACAGTCTTCAAATCAATAGAGCCGAAAGCTCCTGTAGTCCAGTTATCACCTTGTAAGGTATCTGAGTAGTACATCACATCTTTCTCTTCTGCGACACCGCCTACCCAGTTTCTACCATAGTAACCCATCCCACAACTAGGATTGAATGTAGTCACACCTGCTGGTTTAGTTGTTGTTACAGCCCATGTGCTAGAGGTATATTTAATAGGAGGATTACCTGCTTGGAAGCCATACAAACCAGTATTAAAGTTTACAAACTGCCAATCTGAAGCTGTTCCAGCTGTGAAAGAAGAAGTCCATGGTGTATCAGGGCTAGTGAAAGATACTGTGTACATCTTAGTACCAACAGAAGCAAAGGTAGTTGAACCTACTTCTGCAATAGCTCCTATCTTTAAAGGAGCTGAAGAAGCCCCATCAGTGTTAGCTAAGACTTTCTGCTTTAATCCCTTTCTGAAAGATATACGACCTGACTCTCTAAGGACAATGTTATCTGCCTTAGTCAACCAACTAGGGTCTAACGTAGTCGGGTTAGCTTGCGTATTGAGACCATTGATACCAATGTTATCTAATGGTTTGTATGAAAGCTGATTAGCCATTATTTAACATACCATTCACTTTCATATTGAACATTACCACTATCCAATATAACAGCTTGATTAATAGATTCAGATACTTCCATGGCTATTACACCTGTATTAGTACCGCCATCTTCACCTCGCTCTGATACAGCTCTAGCCCAAGCACCTAAGACAACTGGTTTAGTAGGAATCTTTAGCTTAGTAGAAGCAGTCGTTAACTCATCTTGGAACTTAACAATGTCAAAAGATAAGGTTTGTACTGAATTAGGTTTAGGTTCTAGGTCTACTTTAAGGTTACTATCTGAGTCTGCACCGTTGAAAGCATAGTACATAGGCTCACCTGAGTTCTCAGTAGGATATAGAGTTGAGTTAATATATTGTCTAGAGACCTGAACTAACTTACCACCAGTCGCTTGATTAGTTTAATAAATAAGCTTAATATCTTTTCCAGAATCTAAGTTTTA